GTTGTGTCGCCTCAAATTTTGACATGTCATTTTCGAACATGCTGGCACAATGATTGAACAATTTCGAAAATTTATCACCACATTTAGTGTAATCACAAGCATTCGCAACTTGCGGTAACTTAAAGAAAGCATCTTCAAGCCTTGCAATAAATCTGCAATACACGATGTTAAATTTTGGATCTCGTCCCATTATCATGCGGGGAGACTTACCTTCCTCAAAATAACGTTCATTTTTGACGAAGGCAGCGATTTCAGAGTTCGCAGTTATGTTTCGTTGACCATCACACATCTGCTTGTATGCTTTAAGGAACCTGCGTCTCACGGCCCCCGGCTTTTGCCTCACATACTTTTGAAAGTTAAACTCAGGACAGAAGAACTCAGAGATCTGTTTCGCTAAATGATCTACTATTCTGTTTATGAGTTGCAAGTTGAGATTCTTGGGTTGTGGTTCAGGCGTCACTTTCAAATAACGCTGACCAAGAGATTCCAATTGATTGTGGATGCAATTAGACATCACAATCGTTGGCTGAGGTTCTAGCAAAGGAACACTAAGAGGCGGATCTGCGCCCATAGTGTCCACAGCCAGAGACGAATCAAATCGAGAGGTCCGATTTGACCCGCCTCCAACGCTCTGAGGAGTCTTTCGCCGGACCAGATGATCTGATAGCCCGCTGACTCCAACCACAGCTTGTTGCAATACTCTCCCCTGGACTTGTCCATACCTGTCAAGAGACGATCTAAGGTCTCCGAGCTCTGGGAGGACGCCTCGGTCACACCTGCCATCACCCAATCCGTAAAGTTGCAGGATTGGATCACGGCATGTGCATCCCCTTCTGGCGCGTACCATCGAATGTCGTAATCGGTGCTCACGCACTGAAACGACTGCTCGTTTCCAGGCTGGTGTGCTGAAACGGAAATCACAAGTTTCGGCACCAAATCCGGTACAGAGACGGCCACGCATTTCAAGATGTAAAGCACGGCCCCGGCGAGATACCACACCACTTGCACAAAGCGCAGCACCAAGCCAATGGTTGTGGAAAAATTCCATAATGCTACTACAACCAGTAAAAGTAGCATTAACTGCTTGACGCGGGATCCGGGCAACCAGGCTAGGCCAAAATTCCGCGCAGGGTCTCGTTCTCCGTAGAGCATTTTGTTCTGAGCATTGTCACAAGCCCGCTGAATAGTGAATTTGACGCGGACGCAATAATGCTGATCTGCAGAGACAGCAGCTTCGAGATTCTTTGTTATCACCCATTTTTGTGCCAATCGGTGGACGTGAGATAATCTCAGTGCCCGGTCCTCTTTGCCGTTGACAAGATAACTAGTCTGCATGTTCAGAGTCAAATATGAGAATAACTCTGGTATTATCAGATCTTCGGGTAAGTGGTGATTACTAAACCCGTGCAGACGTGCATCACTCTGAGAATGAGTGTCAAATCCCGGCCACTGGAATGCATCTTTCAATGATTGCAGCGGTCGAAACGTCCACTCGTGGTGACGCAATTATTTGGCACTATTTCCGGTGCCATCGGTGGATCTACAACTACCGCTTCTGCCACACTATGGGCACACAGTAGGAGATCAACATGACCACACTTCAAGCAGACTTTCTGCTCAGACGGATCGATCTCAACCCTGTGGGCTTCAACCCAATTATTGAATCGGGCGAGCGCCATGGCATCGGGGAATATCTCATCGCGTCCACGCATATACAGAGCCGTGCTCTTATATGTGGTCAATTGCTGCTTGATCTTTGCAGCAGTAAAATCCTTACCTTGGGATTTTGCGCCAGTATTAGGCATACTGGTGCCAGCTTTGTCCACTTGCTGCTGGACATGCACAGGCCTCTTTTGCTTGGGCGTGCGGTTTTTGTGGGTTTTATCCCGTTTTCCTCCCGTAGGTGGTGAGTTACCAGCATTTTCCTTCGCTAACTTGTCC